AATCCTCTTGAATGTCTGTCTAAAATTGTTCTTATTGACATTGTTTGATCAGGTATTGTCATTGATGGACTATAATTTTTTTCATAATTTTTTGCAAAATTATTTGCATTCATAGAATGTTTTATCATAAATGTCTGTTTTTTTCAGCGTTTTTATACATTTTGTTAAATAATTGTATATGTCTTTCGACAATTATTTGTTGATAATTATCGCCTAACTCGTTAATTAATTGTTTTTCTTGTTCTTCTGACTTTTCCTTTATATGATTACTTATACGTACTTTATCAAAATCTGAATAGATTTTGTCTTTATAATATCTTGGCATTGCTATCTTTTTATTACCTTTTAAATTGCAATACATACGTTCTTCAACGTTATTTTTATGCCATTTTATCATCTTTTCTGTTAAATAATTACTACCTAATCCTTTTGACATTAGACTGAATTCTTTTTGTCTATCGTCATTATAATGCATAGGTATTTTTCCTTTTTTAGTCATATATTTTAGTGTATAACCTATACTTGCTTCATTTACATCACCAATGTAAATCTGTCCTAAAGGCCTCCGATCTAATGTCCAAGCTTGTTCTACTTTTTCTTTGTCAGCATTGAATATTATTAAATGGTAGTGAGGACGCATTCGCTTAGTGCCATATTCGCCACATACATAATATTTTAGTTTTTCGTTACTTAACTTTCTAAGACGTTTCATAAATTTTTGTACGTCTGCTTTATCTAAATTCATAAAGCCGTTTTTAGTTATTGGTACTACTTCTGTATTATATGTTAAAGTTACAAATAAAGCACTTTGCGAACGCTCTCCCTCTTTTACTAACCTAAAACTCCAACCACTTGTACGACGTTTTTTGCATGGGGGACATTTAGAACAAGGTACTGGTATATATTCACCAGTAAATTTATCCTTTACATGAAATGGCGTTATACATTTGGTTGACATTAGAATGTTGGTGTACCATATTTAGGCATTGGTCTAACTGCCTTAATTTTATTTAAAACATGACAATATAATTTTTGTGCTGAAGGATCTTCAACTGCAAAAATTCTGCTTGTTGCTTCAGGTGTACACTCAATAAAAGTTTGGTTTAAACTTGGTTCTGTATCAAATATACGACCTAAATGCCAATAATCTAATGTAGTTCTAAAATCTCCAGCTACTCTGCTTGGCATATATTTATATTCTGCGTATCTAGGTACATATCCGAATGTATCTGATGAATTATCAGTATAAGCATATAATTCATTTAATGTAACTTCTTGTTCTCCTATATGTGCAAAAGAAGGCCAAAAATATTCTAATGGATCATTTTTTAAATATGTCTTTGGAATTCCTTGTTGATATGCAGTTTTAGGCATTACTGACATTATACCAATGATGTATCCGTGTTCTTCACAATAATAACTTCCACTTCTTCCAGATGATACTGAAATTCCGTGTCCAGCCATATTACCTTGTGGTGTTGTATCTGATTGTCCGCTTTGTAAAACTTCGCTTACTACTACAGGTGATTTTACTCCTGTAATGTATTCTGGTCTTTGTAATCTTGCATCGGATGATTTTACTCCGAAATGTGCAAGAATATTTTCAATATAACGAGTACCACCTCTTGCGTTTTTTTCTAACCATTCTTGTAAACGGAAAGCTCTGCGTAATTCATTAATTGTTGTTGGTTGTACTTCCATGCTATCTGCTGATGCAAATAATTGGTTTGCTCCAATTGGCAAACTACTTGAATTGTTATCCACAGATATGTCATAAGGTGTTCCATCTAAGGTTGTTCCATTTGTAGGATTGTTTGCATATACTGCTGCTTCTCCACTTACACTTCCAAGTGGAATATCTACTGCTGGTCCTTTTTGAGCAAAAGGTAAAGATGCAGTAAAATAATCATGCTCCCATGCTCTTTTTCTTAATGTAATTAAATGTTTATAATCATTATATGATCCACCTTGTGATCCGTCTGTTAATTTATAATTTACGGGTGCTACTAAATTTTCATCTCTGTAATATTCATTATATATTGCTTGATATGCCGCTAATGGTAATGCGTTAATATTTTGTGCATAATTTGGAGTACTATTGTTTGGTGGTACTCCCATATAATCTAAAAATAGTTTAGATGCTTGTCTTTCAGGCTCATCCCAATTGTTATATACTATAGTTGGACTTACTATTTCACTATTTGCATTTGTAATAAATTTTTCCCAATTGTCCCATAATATACGATTTGGAACAAAAAAATAATGCATTGTTACATCCATTCTATGCATAACGGGTGCGATCATTGGTGCAAATCTAATCATACTTTCACATGATAAATCGAATTTGTCACCTGGTACACATTCCATAGTCAAAATAGGGGTTAATTCACCCATATTTGCTGATAATTTCACATCATGTGTTAAATCAAACACATTCTTCTGTGGTTTAGTCATTTTGACCGAGTTGAATAGGTTTTTAGCCATTTTTTGTGTTTTTTATTGTTTATAATCTAATTCCTCCACGACTTACATAATATGTACGTGATACTTTACGATAGCCACCTTTTTTACGTCCGTAGCTACGACGTCCCTTAAATCTCTTTCTCATAAGACTTGTTTTTAATTGTTTTTAATTTGAATACCAATTCTGAATTTCTCACTTCTTTCTAATAACTTAAGGGCATTTTCTAATGTCTGATTTTTAATGATTGGATACCCATTGTAAAAGATGCAGTAGATGTTGATTTCCATAATTTAGCTTTTTTATTTATTTAATAATGCTCCTACTCCTATTTTGATTAAATCTCCAAATAAATTGGAATTTATACCCATATTAGTTTGTAAGTTATTTTGATACTTTTTATAAGTATTTTCTAAATTTTGTCCTTCTAATTTTGCGTTTACTAACGCTTCTGTTGCTTTTGTTAAAGCTATTTGTTGTGGTGTAGTTAAATTTTGCCACATACGTGTTTGTGCCATACTTTGTATGTCTTGTTTTAACCTATCTCTTGTAAGTGGATTAAGTTGCTTTTTATTATCTATTTCTTCTATTAAAGATTCTACTTGTTTTCCTAATAATCTACTTTTTTGGTATTCTTGTTCTAATAAATAAGGACTTTTATCTATTATATTTTCGTTTTCTAATCTTTGTTTCCTTGCTTGTTCTTTAATTAAATCAGTAGATGCATTTTGTTGATTAATAGTTGATTCTGTTCCTTTAATTTGATAATAATTCATTAAAGCGTTTGATGCTATATTGGGATCTAATTTTGGCGCCACAAAATCTGGTGCTTTTTGGTCTGTACTACGTACTACCGGACTATTAGTCATTTGTCCGTATATAAGGTTTGGATTTAAACCTGCTTCTTTGAATCTTTGCATTTGTTGACTTGGGCTATTGTATGCATTTTGCATATTCCAATCCGCTAAAGCGTCTGCTCTTTGTCTGTCATACATTTGTTGATTATAGCCTTGTTGTCTATTATTTGTTGCTGCTTGACTTCCTATATTAAATAGGTTACTTAATAATGATGCTCCGCCTGTAATCAGGCTGGGTGCTAATGCTAATGGTATAGGCATTGTTTTGTTTTTTTTAGTTTTTTAATTTGTCACTTTCGCCCTTGTTTTTTTATGTGTCGCTTATTTGCTCCGCTACGCTTTGCTTTTTTGCTTCACATTGTAAATGTAGGGCTTTAGTGTCAATTAGCACTAATATATCAAGGGTATTAGTGCTAATTTTTTGTTAAAACGTGTTTTAACGTATCTACGCGGGACTTTGTCCCTTGTTTGTGGTGACACAAAGGACGATTATAAATCATCCTTTGGCTCACCACTGTTTGATTCAACTACGTTGACTCTTACATTGTCTTTAAGTTCGTCGATTTTATCGACTTTATTGTACTTTTGTTTAATTGTTTTTATCTCATTTGTATATAAATGAGCTAACTCTTGACGTTCTGCCAAGTCTAGTCTTCTCCAATCAGGTAGATCGTTTTCTTCTCCATCCCATACTGGTACTTTTATTCCATCAATAGGTAATCCTCTTGAATGTCTGTCTAAAATTGTTCTTATTGACATTGTTTGATCAGGTATTGTCATTGATGGACTATAATTTTTTTCATAATTTTTTGCAAAATTATTTGCATTCATAGAATGTTTT